CTCCTGTTTTTTCAGATCATAATCAACGTCAAGAACATCAGGTTCTTCAGGAAGAACGATATCAGCATCACCTGGCTCGTACTTTTTAAGCAGTGCATTTGTCTGAGCTTCAAGATCTGCAATGGTCTTTTTCTCACGACCAACACGTTTCTGAACTATGTCGTCAACGTCTTTTTGAGAGAAAGTCTTTTCGGGTTCCGGTTTTTTCTCTGGATCGTCACCCTCGTTTAAATCAAGATCAGTATCAAGCTCTAAATCTAAGTCCTCATCAAGACCCTCAATAGTGTCCTCGTTAATCTCGTCAACTACTTCATTTCCGTCATCGGTTTCATTATTGTCTGTTAATTGGGTTTCCATCTTCTATACCTCCCGCATTTATTAGGAGTGCGTCTCCTTCCACGTTAAAGGGCGTGTCCCCATCCGTGATAAGGTCACGTGCCTTTTGTTCGTAAGCCTTTACAACTGTTCGGCTTACTATATTAACATCCGACCCCATAGCCTGATGTATTAAGCTTAATGACTGAGCATCGTTTTTGTCCTGTTCAGCCTTTAGCTTAAGCATATCCATGTTTCTCTGGATCATTGTGTCTGCGGATTTCTGTTCAAGTTCCTGCGCTTTAAGTGCAAGCTTGCCGCCTTCGATCTGTATTTTATCCTGTCGCTCCTGGGCCTTGCTCATAACATCAGCGGTTTGGGCTTCGGCCTTCGATTGCTCTGCCTGAACGAGTCCGATTGCGGCTTGATCCTGTGCTGAAGGTTCGGAACCTGCTTGCTGTTGTTGCTGCAACATCTGTTCTTCTTCGGTTAGTTCCTCTGGCGTTACTATCCCTGCTAAAACGTTTTTACGTCGTCTACGTTTTGCCAGATCTTTCATCCCTGGGCCTTCTGTATTAGCGAGAATTATATCGCTACCATCGTCGATGATTGTCGGGTCAATCTTGGCGTAATCAATGATGTTCTGTATTGTTTCCTGTCGTCTGCTTGAGTATGATAAACCAACGCTGCAAACTGCATCATACTGACCTTTCGACATATCTATAAGCTGGATCTCTTTGCCGGTCTGGGTATCCTGAACAGTCTTGGTCAAGTCTTCAAAATCTGACTCGCCATCAACGCCCAATATCCGAACCTGTTGCCTGTCTCCGTATACTTTCTGAATCGGTCCAGTTATCAAAACTTTTGCAGTGTGACAGATTGCTATTTCCTGAGATGTAAAATAACCGTTCATTCCGTTTATGCCTTGAGCAATCTGACTGTCAACTGCAATACCTGATTGTAAGCCCGGATTGTCACCCTGATTTGATGAGTATAACCCTGCAATCTTATTTATATATGTGGTTGTGGCCTCCATAATTGTCAGCAATGTTGGATCTGGAGGGGCAGGCAGTTTGTAAGCTGGGTCCGCTTGACCTTCTCTGTGGTTAAATGTAGCAATAGGTTTATTGTCGACATTCATGGTTTTATACTGTGCCATGTTGCCCGCAGCCTGTTCTTTACTCATCCACATCTTTGACTTCGCCCTGAGACTCGTATCCTCTGTCAGTCTGGATATCGTGTAATTCGTAATCCTTTGAGCGTCCAGAAGTTTCTCCGGTAAACCGTAATAAATAGCCTTGTCTTCAATGATCCTGAAGTTACCGTAATCAGGAATGACAGGAAGATATTTAAATACAGTTTCTTTCTTATCATCAAGCCAATCGTCGCCATCCATTTTACGTACAAAAACAGTATCTACTTCAGCATCACGCTCGGCAATAACATCAATCCCGAATCCTCTTAGCTCGTCTAAAACTGACATCGTATCATCGTTTTTTTCGAATACCGCACCGTTTGACATTTGGATGATAGGAGTCTTTTTCTTTTCTTTCCAGAAATACTCAGCGCAGACTATAAACTCTGGTTTGTACCAATAATATGTGCAGTAATTATCTTGCGGTATACTTGTTCCTGATCCCTCTGGATATTTATCTTTATATGCTTTCTCAGTGAAAGGTGTCATCACCCAGCAAAAATCAGCGTCAGATCTGTCCTGCTCTTGTGAGCCATGATCGAACCAAACTCTATCTTTAAAATTAGAAATGTAATTAATAATAAGATCCTGGTCAAAGTTTGTCTGGTTCGCCCAATCAACATCTATTCGCCAGCCTGATATGCCTGACTCAAGTATACCTCTACCGGCTGTATTATAAACCCGATTAGCATTCGATATATTCTCAATGTGTCTGATTATTCCGTTAAATGTGTTCGCTACTTCCTTGCTTGAGTCTGCGCTGCTTGGATTAATATCGATGGCAAAGTCAAGCTTTTCCATTTCTCCAGATATTTGTTGAATCAATGGAGACATTAAATCTAACGAGTATCGTGGCCGATTCGCAAGCCGGTTCCAGACTGAAGCCTCCCACTGACCGCCCCGCATATGCAAAGATATTTCCTGCTCCCTGCTATTCTCTCTCACGTCAGATTCAGCCTCTTGAGAGTCGCTGAGATCTATTATTATGTCTTTGTGGTCAGCCATTTCTCGTCAACCTTTTATTGCTAATACCTTGTTTTTGTGACCTGTGGTTATACTATTGCACCGGCCAGCTACCATAATGAATCGTATTCAATATCATCGTCATCGGTTTTACTCGGCGATACGATATCCCCGAATAATTCAGTAAACCCCCAAACGTAAGCATCTGCCCTGTTAGGTGAGTCCTGCCCTAAATACCCTGCCGTTGTGAATGAGATTAGTTCGTCTTCAAGGTCAGGGAAATTCCCGCCGTGTCTGATCTTGCCTTTCTCGGCCAGTGCTGCAATCGGTTCGGCTCTAACTGCTTTACCTCTGGATGCTGTTACAGATTTATAGGGGGTATTCCGGCGTGATGTTTGGATAACATGCTCAACCATTGCCCCACCAAAATTGGATTCACCTACAACTATGTCGGCTGAATGCCTGTCGTATGCGTCTGTCGCTATGCTTCCCCATGTTGCGGGTCCTGCTTTTACTGTAATATCTTCAAGCAGATAGCCGTTACCGTCTACGCCTAAACCACACACACAAATGCCTATCGCATCATTGTGCATATTGTCAGTGTCACCAGATCCCGAAGGATCAACAGCTACAACTATGCGTTGCATGTCAGGCAAATCATTTAGTTTTCTATATTTTTCTATATCTTCAAGGGTCCAGAGTGCGCCCTCTGTTACGTCTCCAAATATACCTTCAAGAAACCTAATACGTAACCTTGCCGGTAAAGACTCAAGCGTTTTAATGTATTTCTCAGGTAGATTTTCTTTGTTATGTAAAGGGTTGACAGTTAGAGATTTAAAATCATCCATATCAACCGGCATTTTTGAGTCAGGGTCGATGCCCTTCTTGAATAGTTTGTATGTCCAATGAGCTTGTGATGGCGGGTTACAATCATACAGCATTTTTAAACTTAGCTTTTGTTCGCCGTCACGTTCATAAGTGCAGGACTGTGCTAATCTTGTTACAGCTATGTTCCTTGCATTGTAGCTGATCTGGCTACACTCATTCAAAAAGATCGTTGCGTATTCCTGTCCCAATATCTTCTCAGTTCGTTCTTTATCATCCAGGCCACTGAACCATATCTCGCTCCCATTAGGCAACAAGACAAACCAATCTGTTTTATTCAAATTGTATTTAACATCAGGGAAACAAAGGTCCATCATCTTTGGGAATGTGTCATAAACTATTGAGGTTTTGACCGAGTTGAACCTGAACCTTAATACAGCGTGCCTTGACTTTGGGGCAGCTAAAGCCCTAATGACAATAATACGTATAATAGCAAACGTCTTACCAGAACGAGAACCACCAAACAGCAATGAGTGGGTCTGGTCCCCGCTTATCATCGCTTGCGCTTCTCTCTGCTTTTCGGTTAGCTCAAAGATTATAAAACCTCTGCGTCTTTGCTTGAAATCTGAACTACTAAAGGCTTCCCGTCTTTGCCTGAATGCTCTAAATCAACCTTATCTCGCCACTCTTTAGGCTTTCTATTCCTTAACCACAATGAAGCTGCTTGTGTGTCGGGCGGGTATCGTTTAGTAGTATCTACGCTGATCCATCTGCCTGTACACAGCCTGTCTTTGTCGTCATACCAAGCCGCATCTTTATCGTAGTGAAATTTTGTCTCCGGGTGTTCGTATCCTTCAGCCCTTTCAGCCAAAGATCTCTCTATTCTTTCATCATATTCGATCTTCCAATCCATGATGGAGTCGAAAAACTCTTTATATTTCTTTTTCCAATTATGCAGGGTGTCTTTGCATACACCAATAATTTCAGCAACTTCAGCATCAGTGAACCCTCTGCGGTATAGCTTCTCAAACTTCGGCATCAAATCCTTACTCCATATCGTTGGTCTTCCGCCCTTGTTCTTAGCCATTATTCTTACGCCTCCACATAATAAACTCAAAGACCTTGGCTGGCCTAACAGGCCTCGATTCCTATTAGGCCAGCACATCAAAAACATTTATTCCAAAGCCAATATGA